TGAGCTTAAACCCGTTAGTACCGTAACCGCCAGTATATGTTTTTGGAACAAGTTGCCCAGTAGTGGCATCAGTTTCGGTGAAACTGCTCGGGGTGAGAGCAGCACCGTCGATCAGGTGTACGTCGGCGAGGTAGCCGGAGAAATAGTTAGCAAGACTGTATGAAGTGGTTCCAACTGTGTGAAGGTTTGTTGCGTTAAAAAACCAATCACTTGCGTCTGGCCCGGTAGACGATGAAAAGGTTGTGATTTCAGCGCCATTAACATAAACATTGAATGATGTACTGCTGTTCGATGCAACAACAATGTGATACCAAGCAGACGGATCCCTGAATACCTGTGTTGTAACTCTGTGCGTTTTGATCGAGCTTGAGACATAGTTGAGGATACTTAGCTGGTCTCCACTCGTAAACTCAAAGAGGGAAGAGTTGGTATTTGCGGTAGAAGCAGAAAAGAATCGTTGCTCCACGCCGAGTAATCCTCTCTTCACCCACCCCGCCCAGGTCCACGTTTTGCGATTTCCGGCGACTGATGGCGTCCTGGACAAGTAGGCACTGTCACTACTATTGAATCGCAGAGATCTGCTGATTTGGTAGGCGTCAGCAGCCTCTGCAGACCCGAGCAAAAGTATAGAGCTGTTATTTAAAACTGACATTTTAAATCAAGCTTTGATGTCCTGAACCAGGTTATAGGCAACGCTGGAGGTGTTTTTTACGTAGTATACTAACAAATCAACTGCTCCACTGGTGGTGGTAATGTCGGGTGTATTACCAGATCCTCCTGGATAGTGCCAGCCTGTTGAATACGATACAGTATTATTGGCGCTTCCTTGAATAATTGTTACTACTCCCGCTTGACCAGACACTAAATTGGTTGGGTTTTGAAGTGTGGTACTTCCTGTTAAAGTAATTTGATAATTATTTCCTGATGCTAAATTTAAACTGATGCCTGTGGCATAGGGTACGACAACAACTGCACCTCTTTGCGCTGCGGTAAAAGTTTGAATTCCAGTCGTAGTCGCAACATTAGCAGTTGTAGTTGCTGCAGTTGTTTGTGTTGTTCCGTCTGGAAAAGTTACGTTTGTACCTACACCAATTACCCCTCCAGTTACGGTTGCACCTGAAACACGGGTTGTAAATACACCGGAACTAAAGTTTGCAGTTGTACCGGTAACAGTTACACCTGTAACGCTAGTTGTAAAGTTCGCACTGTTTGCATTAACAGTTGTGCCGGTAATTGTGGTACCAGTAACACTGGTAAAACCTGCGCTACCGCCGGTAATGTTTATGAACTGACCTACTTCACCAGTTACGGTTGCACCTGAAACACGGGTTGTAAATACACCGGAACTAAAGTTTGCAGTTGTGCCCGTATGGGTTGGGCCAGCCACTGTGGCACCGCTTATCTGAGTAGTAAATACGCCCGATTGAAAATTAGCGGTAACACCAGTCGTTGTTGCGCCGCTTAATGTACTTGTAAAGATACCGGTAACAGCGGTGATTGTAGTACCGGAAATTGTGCCAGTAATCGTAAGGTTTGGAAATTGACCTTGAACTAACCCGCTTACAGTAGTGCTGGCGTCAGTGCCGGCATTGGTGTAAGTTATATTATCGACCTTTAGAGTTCCGTAAGCCATTCCCGTTTACTAGTTTCTTACTTTCTAGTTTAATGCAATTCTACACAAGAATATTCCACAAAGAACCAGGAGGAATATCCACCGTAAAGCCAGACGCAATTGCAACAGGACCCTGGCTCAGCCCGTTGTATCCAGATGTAAGACCAAAATTAACATCAATCACAATTTTACTTTGCATAATTGTGGTGATTGCGCCTCCACCGCCTCCACTTTGAACAACCCAAGAAGTCGTACCATTTCCGTTTGTTGAAAGAACAAAGCCCTCTGTACCAACAGTGGTTGGAAAAGAGAACAGACCCCTTGGCCTGACATCACCAGATCCGCTGACAAACACAGCGCCACCTGCCCGAAATACAGCGCCGGAAACTTGATTGGTGAATGTACCAGAAGCAAAATTAACATTAATACCGGTTACGGTTGTTCCTGTAATAGTTGTAAATCCTGCTGTATTGCCAGTTAAGGTTCCAAATTGACCTGCATCACCGGTTATAGTTGCACCCGAAACACGGGTTGTAAATACACCGGAGGCAAAGTTCGTGATTGTACCGGTAACAGTTGCGCCTGTAACTGTGGTAAACCCTGCGGTGTTTCCTGTTAGTGTTCCAAACTGACCAGTATCACCCGTGATAACGGTGCCACTAATTTGAGTTGTGAAAACGCCAGAACTAAAGTTTGCGGTTGTACCAGTTGTAGTAGCTCCTGTTAACGTGGTAAAACTGCCCGCGATACCTGTGATATTCGTTCCTTGGATCAAGTTACCGGTTACGGTTGCCCCACTTACTTGATTAGTAAAGACACCTGAAATACCGGTAATTTGGGTGAACTGACCCGTGGTTCCAGTAATCGTCGTACCGCTAAGCGTGCCAGTAACGTGCACACCAGAAGCAAAGGTACCAGATCCCAATACAGCAAGATTTCCGCTGACCGTCAGGTTGCCTTGAACCGTATGGCCACTGGTAATTAAGGTTTGGAAGTTACCGGTTGTTGCGTTGACGGTATTACCTGTAATCGTGGCTCCAGAGAGCTGACTGGTAAATACACTAGAAATACCAGTAATCTGAGTGAATTGGGCGGTGGTTCCAGTAAAGGTAACTCCAGAAATTGTTCCGGTCGTAACAGTTAAACCAGAACTAATAATTGCGGTTTGATTAACGGTTAATGTGCCACTAGTTGCAATATTGCCTGTGACCGTAATGTTTTGACGGACAATGCCAGTTGTAAACGTTGCGGTTATTGCATTTAATGTGGTGAAGTTGCCAGTGTCACCAGTAACAGTTGCACCGCTTATTTGATTAATGAAAACACCACTGATTCCAGTGATGTGTGTAACACGAACAGTGTCACCAGTAACAGTTGCGCCAGAAAGCTGGCTGGTAAAGACGCCGCTAATACCAGTAATCTGAGTGAATTGACCATTGATGCCAGTAATGGTGGTCCCTTGAATTGTGTTACCAGTAATGGTGGTTCCAGAGACTTGACCGGTAAAGACTCCGCTGATGCCCGTAAGCTGCGTGAAACGGCCAGTGTCACCAGTAATAACAGAGCCTGAGAGCTGTGAAGTAAAAACTCCACTAATTCCTGTCGATTGGGTAAAACGTCCTGTGTCACCAGTAATGACAGCACCGCTAAGTTGACTGGTAAATACACCAGAAATGCCAGATAACTGTGTTGTTAAAACGGTATCGCCGGTAATGGTGGTACCAGAAAGCTGGCTGGTAAATGTTCCAGAAATACCGGTAGTTGTAGTGAATTGTCCGTTAATACCAGTAATAGTGGTGCCCTGGATGGTATCACCAGTAATGACAGCACCGGAAAGCTGACTGGTAAATACACCAGAAATGCCAGTTAACGTGGTGAAACGCCCCGCGTTACCAGTTACAACCGCACCGGAAATAGATGTGGTTCCAATGATGCCAGAACCATTGATGTTTGTGAATTGAGCGTTGGTTCCAGTGATTGTGGTTCCACTGAGGGTACCAGTAACACGAACGTTGGATTGAAATGTGGCAATGCCCGTAACACCAAGAGTATTGCCAACGTTTAAACCATTATTAATATTTGCATTTTCAGTAATTGTCTGTTGAAATAAACCACTGGTAGTGCTTAGGTTATTGCCTGTGATTGTGGCACCAGATAATTGCGACGTAAAAGTCCCACTAATCCCAGTAACAGTTGTAAAATTAGCAGAATTACCAGTAATAATGTTGCCACTGATATTGCCGCTGACTGTTAAGTTACCTTGAATAACGGCACTAACAAACGTAACCCCACTTGTGACAGTTAAAGTTTGTAGCGTAGTAGTACCAGAAACCGATAAACCGCTCTGAATTATGCCGCTATTCTGGACTTCAATACTGCCGCTAATCGTTCCCCCAGTACGGGGAAGATAATAAATATTGAGATACGCTTTAGTGCCAGATATCGTAAGTTTTTTATTTTTAATTGCAGGGTCAACTTCGCCGGTGTCAACGACCGTTAAAAGGTCGTTATCGGCTAAGTTAATACCCGCAAGTTCTTGTAGCTCGGATATCCGTCTGTTAGCCACCTATTAAATTACATAAACCCTATGAAATGAATTATAGTCGTAGTGTGTCCACCTTACCGGGCTTTGATTTCAATCCTCGGTAGGTGATTTGACGCAAAATGCCATACACCCTGAAGGCCTGTAACAAGGCCACAGGAAATAATAAACACAAGAATAAGTTCGGCAACCGTTAGGTTCCGGCGTAAATATACAAATTGAGGTTGCTCATTTGGAATCTGAAACCTGGCTGGAACCTCTGGTTGACCAATGGGACGCTCCGCTAACTCTTGAGCTGCAGCCTGTTGCTGAAGAAGGGTCATTCGAATGGCCTCTTCCCGAGCGCGGGCTTTTATTTGCTCCAGAAGTTCAGGGGTTATTCCACCAGGGAACGACTGTTCTTTCGGTTGAGAAAGCTGGGGCGGAGTACTGGAAGGAACTTGATCTTCCATGGTAATGCAAAATGTTTTCCTACACCCTAGCATCTAATCAAAACGTTTGACATGATGGCAACATTTGGACTTCGTAAAGGTTTAGAAGATATTGCTCATGAACTGAAAGGTGTGCGAAACATCTTAGCTTCCATGTGGCACAGCCGATATCAAACGCAAGAAACAGATCGAATGAATCCACAGGCTTTCTCTGATGAATATATCTCTACAGAAGAATGTGCCAGACGCCTTGCGGTATCTGATCAAACTATCCGAAATTGGATTGCTATCGGTAAGAAACAACCTGAAAAGGGTTGGACTGAAGGGCTTCATTACGTCAATATTGCGCCTGATCCTAATAAAAAAGCTGTGATTCGGGTGCCTTGGAATTTTTTAGTTATGTCCTTTTCCCGGAACAAAGAAATTGATCTTTCTGATTTCTATGGAAACAAGTACAAAAGCACGCAGGAGAAATTGGAATAATGCCTAATCGTTTTCAGGGAATTAACTTGCTGTCGTTAACTATAGAAAATTGTTCTAAACAACTACCTATTTCATTATTTCGGCAAGTAGAAGAATTTTTACCACCATCTGGATCATTTGATGACGGCTGTTTACAGCGTTACTTGGAAAATGTACGTAACTATGAAGAAGAAGATGCCAACTCGGGAATGACGCTGGCTAACAGACTTCGGTTAGCATTTGTTGACATGGAATCGGATACAATTTGTGGTAAGTTTCCCCAAGCTGAACTTCCTCTGAAGCGGCGCCTGCGGTGTGTTGCGGAGTACTTGATTCGTTCTGGAGAATTCGATAAACTGCGGGATGAAACCGGTAAACTTATTAAGAAACGCGGCAACCTTGGCAAATTAGTTGTCATTTATAAGCCGCTACCTAAACTCCTAGAGTCCCTTGTCCGCCAAGGGTTAATTGAACATGAACCGTCGCGAGAAGCTAATTGACTTTGCGCTGCAAGGTGATATAAATGAAACTAAGGCCAAGATGCTCAACCAAACAGTTGACTTTATTCTTGGAGATATGGGTGAAATGTACTACCGCTTCTGGCAAGCAGAAGGTCCTGGTGTCTTGTGCTTTCAGCCCGGGCAGGAACGTGGGGTGTTTTATATGACCCTGGAAGAGTTAAACAACGCAAAAAAAGCATTTGAGCAAGATAACAACCATGATTTGGTAAAAACCTTCCATCGCATTCTGGAGGCTGCACAAAAGATTGATCCAGAAGAAAGGGCGGGTTATGTTATCAATGATAAAGAGGGAATCCGGTATATGGAAATTGATTACAACAAAGTTGTAGATGCATGAGCATCCGTCGTGTCACTGGTAGGCGTGAAGATTTAGAGTTGATTACACCCACAGAGTTGGTGCAAGCAGCCAATATCGTAATGGGTGGTATCAATTTGGATCCGGCTAGCTCTAAAGTTGCCCAGAGCTTTGTGCAGGCTGATGAGTTTTTCAGTCCGCAACAAGATGGGCTTAACATGCAGCAGTGGTTTGGACGTGTATATTTATTTCCACCTAGTGGTTGCTACTACTTTGATAAAAAATTAGATAAATGGAAGATGACTAGGGCTTCTTCTCCATCCTTAGTTTCATCTCATGCGGTTTGGTTTCGCCAGCTTTACCGCAAATGGTTGGCCAACGAAGTAGAGCAGGGCATTTACTTTACCAACTGCCCTGACATGATTCGTTACGAACAAAAAATTTTTGATTTTCCCATTTGTTTTTTGAAAACCGTACCAACACTGATTAAAAATACGAGTGAGGGAATTGGTCAGCATAAAACCTGCAGCTCGTTTGTGGTGTATTTGCAACCTAAAAATAATTCTGGTGAAGCCACTATGAAATTTATAGAAATATACGAACAATTTGGACGCGTTATCTATTGAATTCGATATAGTTAAAAATGATTACTGGGATCTATGGGAATCCTTTGCGACACCGAAATTAAAACTTTTGCCTTGGGGCAAGGGATGATCAAGCCCTTTACTGATCATTTGGTAAACGAAGAAGATGGGCGCCGAATTTTAAGCTATGGACTTAACTCTTATGGTTACGACATTCGTTTGTCACCTAAGCAGTGTTTGATTTTTGGTCGCATCCAAGAAGGTGTCTCTGATCCCAAAGATTTTAATCCTAAAATTCTTTCGGATTCTGAGCTACTGGAAGACGAGAAAGGGAAGTATTTCCTTTTGCCGCCTTATGGCTACTGTCTGGCGGTAGCAGAAGAGCGGCTTAAACTGCCCCGAAACGTGACTGTAATTGCCATGGGCAAGAGCAGTTATGCCCGCTCTGGCATTATCGCCAACACTACTCCAGCCGAAGCTGGCTGGGAGGGCTATCTGACTCTAGAAATCAGCAATGCCACGGGACAGTTTAACCGCATCTACGCCAACGAAGGTATTATTCAACTGCTGTTCCTGCGTGGTACTCCCTGTAAAGTGTCATATCAAGATCGAAAGGGTAAATATCAGAATCAAGCCCAAGAAGTCGTGTACTCCAAGGCCTGATCATGAACCGAGAGAACCTTGAACAAAGGATGGATATCCTCGAAATCTTAGAAAAACAAATTGTGTTCCTTGAAAATCAAGAGTTGTCCTTTACTTTAGCAAGCTTTCGTTCCGAAAATACGCAATGGGTTCTGAATATGATTCAAGATATGTTGAGTCAAGTGCAAGACGCCCTTGATTCAGAAGATTTCAGTCAGAATTGGAATTAACTAAAGCCGTAGAAAGTGCCCGACTGGGCTTTAGGTTTTTTGGCGTAACTGACGCTGCCAATTTTGCCGTATTCATCCCCAAGGCTGGGCACTTCTATTCCACCTATTACTGCTACTGAGCGGGGCGTTTCACCACGAAGGGTTGGTTCATCAATCGATGCCTTCTGTCTAAATTTATTTGCAGTTTTGGCTGCGGTAATGAAACGTTTAATACGTATTTGATCATTATTAATTGCTTCAATATCAGGACGTTTTTGCGTTTCAATACGACGTAAGTCCGTATCGTAATTACGTTCTGGATTAAGATCCGTTACTTCCGAACTGGAACTACCAGAGTCCTGTCTGGGGTCGTAAGTGGGATCAAAGAATCTTGGCATAGTATCATTGTAAGAGGGGTAACTTAAGTATTGAATACAATGCACAACGCAGCAGCCTTTTTAGATGCGTTTGTACAAGATGAGGTTAAGTGTCGTTGTCTTACGGAAGAAGATTTCGGCCAACCTCTCGCAAACGAAGAAAATGATGTACCCTTATATGACATGTACAATCGTGGATTAGCAGCATGTCAAGAAGGGAACGAGAGACAGAACCTGTCCTTAGCGGAGGGTCGTCGTCCGGGTTTGACGGGATACATACCTTCGGCGGAGGAGGGAGTGGCTTTGGGAGCCAGTCCGAAACCAAAAACTTTGGTAATGAAATTGGAAGCAGTGCCGGAGGAGGAGAAGGAGCTTTCGGCGAAACGGCGTGGTTTACGCCGATAGAAGGCACAACGTCTCCGGATATTTTAAATTTTGGCGGTTATAAAGATGAGATTTACCCGGCTTCTTGGGCGACCAATCCCGTATTTGCAATTAAAGATTTTCCTAAGGTGTTAGAAGATACTATTAATTATCCTACTCATTACACTGATGGTGGGATCGAATGTATCGAAGCCATCGAAGCCCAATTAACCAAAGAAGAATTTCGTGGGTACCTAAAGGGAAACATTGCCAAGTATATTTGGCGTGAACGCCACAAGGGCGGAACAGAATCACTGAAGAAGGCACGGTGGTACCTTGATCGTTTAATCAGTTCAGAAGAAATCTAAAAAGGCTGCAACTCGTCGTCATCCTCCTCACCGTCTTCGTAAAACGCACAGGTGGCGGCGAGTTCTTCTAGTTCAATGTCAGTTGGAACATCAAAATCTAATTTAATGTTTTCGTCTGCCAGGATTTCTTTAACAGCTTGCCATTCCATCAAGCGTTGGTGATACAGATTCAGAAGTGCAGAAAACAATTCATCCCAGGTCATTTCCTTGGCTGCCATCTCAGCTTTGCGCATTGAAAATTGAAGTTCCAACGGTAACTCAAACTCCCGTGGTTCTATTGATCTTTCCATTGCGTTTTCCATGGCTTCGATAAAACTATTTTAAGGCTAGCTGGCAAATACCGATTTAACTTCTTGTAGATCTCCAATTGTCCAGGGATTTTCATTAACAGCAAATGAATTAGCAAACTCTGCCAAAACGTAAGGGTTAATATTTTCTTCTAATTTTCGAATGGCTCGCACTTGGTGGGACGCAGCAGTATAATTACAGAATGCTTTAAGAAGAACTTCGGTTGAGGTCCAAGGATTGTCGTCAATTTCGCGGAGCAAAAGCTCAACCTCTTCACGGCGACGGTCAATTAAACCGCCAATAACGCGGTGATTTTTGTCAAAGATCCAACGGGTAATCTCTTTTGCCACTCCTGCCCAATCATCGTGATTGATACAGTCAACAATGGTGCTGTACAGAAACGGCTTCCAGCCAACTGAATGAATAAAAGAAATTAAAGCTTGTTCAACGCAGCCGTCTAAATGAAAATTAAGATCACTTAAAAGATCACGGATGGCCTTAATCTCACAAAACAGATACTCCAGCGCCTTCTCCTTGGTGCACCACTGCCCTTTCTTTACGGGAGAACCGTCCGGATAAAATTGAGTACCGTATCCAATTGAATAGGTACCCTCTTCATCTGTTGGGAATGCCTTTTCGTTAAAACTTTCGTATTTACGAATTAAGGTAATAGCTTCCCGCAAATCGGACATGGGAGTACAACAATTATTTCCATATTACACATATAAAAATATAGACGCTATTTACCATTTTGTTTTGTGTGACCAATATCTGGCAGACATGATGTCCGGATTTGGATCTTGAGCATTATGTCTTGCGTAGTACGATTTCTTTCTTGCTTTATCTTTAGCGGTCTGTGGATTCTTTCCAGCGCCCTCCACACCTTGTTGGCCAAATCGGACAATTTTTTCTTCCCCGCCTTTACAGGCTTTCACCACATGTGACTTAGTGGGATGCCCAGGGGTGCGACGGGGTTTGTTACACGCCATTTTATCCTTGGCAATCTTGGCTGCTGTTGCAGCTTTTCTTTGTTTATTTGACATCAGAGGCCTTTGAACATAGATGTAAATTCACCAAGGAACGCTTGACCAGCATTTGATTTAGTTAACTCTTCTTCTTTTTGATCTTCATCAATTCTAAAGTAACGTGTATGGAAATCTTTGGTTGTTTCTTTATCGATTTCTTTGTCTACTTTTGCTTGATCTTCTGGGAAGAAACTTTCTATTGTTCCAAGGGAAGCAAATGGACCCTGAAGGTCAAGGCCATAGGTTTTTAGCGCAGTATCTTTACCTGCTTTGGTAAGCAACACTTGTTCGGAACGATTTAAATCGGGAAACATATTGTCATAAAATTCATCTTCTGTTCCTTGATAGCCAGCCTGCTGGAAAATGGAGTACAACTGAGTCGTTGGTTTGGGTTTTTCATCTTTATAATCTTCTTTTTTTTCAATATACGTAATACCCAAAATTTCTTGCGTAGGACGTTGGCGTTTGTCATTCAAATATTTAATTTGTTCTCGGATCTCTTGGGCGGAACCGCTGCGCAAAGTCTCAACAATGTACTGTTTTAACTCATCAATAGTACCTACAAATTCAGATAGGCCAAATCGTTGAATAACCTCTTTCCAAGCGTCTGGTGTTTTGGTTGGATCTAGACCTCGCAACATTTCATCAGCAAATTCTTCTGGAGTGATAAAGGTACCAAACACCACTTCAGCCTTATTTGCTTCTTTTTGGATTAATGGCATCACATTGATAGAAATAAAATCTTGTACCTTGCTGGAATTAGTAATGTCTTCAGCAGCGTCATATCCTTTGCCCTGGCCCTTTACCTCGAAGTGCATGCGTGCAAATGCAGCTTTGTTATTGATATCAATGCCAAAGCGATAAGCTTGGTTTGCCCAATAAGAATCACCTGCTTTTGCTGCCGCCCAATCATCTTCAATTGTTTTCTTCTGATCTGCGTATTGCTTAGTGCGACTGCGATCCCCCGTGGGGTTAAAATAAAAGTCAGAGTCAAAAGAACGCGGCCCTTGTTGTTTAACTTTATCTAAATAAAGCTGACTTTGAAGTTGTCCTAATTTTTTTAAAGATTGGTCAATATCACTAATTTCGAACGGGTTACGTTCTTCCTGTCTGATATCTAAATATTCAATAAATTCATCCATAGATTTGGATGTATTGAAACGTGGAATCAAATATTCATCTAAGTAATTTCTTGCAAATTGAGCTTCTATATTCATCATTTCTATTGCATTTTCTGTGTTATAAGCCAATGCAAGTCCTCGATTTTTTGTTGCATCCAGAGTTTTAATATCTGCCTCTAAGCGTGAGTTGATTGGTTGCAAAATTAATCGTGCCTTTTCTCCCGGTTCTCCCTTAATAGCATTGAGAATAGTTTCACCCTCTGTGCCTTGTTTACCAAGAAAATTAATCAGTTCTTGGGTAGAGGTAAACCCAGCCTGCTCTAAAAACTTAACACTAAATTCGTTTTTATTGGCGTCATACGCCTTCACCGTGCTGTTTATAAAAGCGTTAATAATATCTTTCTTTTCTTCAAGAGGTTCAAATAAAGAATAATCAATACCGTATTTATTTTTAATTGATTGATCGAACCACTGTTGCCAGTTATAAACGATGTTGTTACGCATACCAGTAACATTTTGGAGTCCTTTCAATAAACGTTCTTCCGCTTTACCTCCAGAGGTAAATGCCAAAACTCCACCGACGCCCGTATCGCCAAGGATTGAGTTGGTCAGGTCGCGGTTAACATCCACTACTTCTGTGAAGCCCCTGAAGCCACGAAAGAAGTTCATCATTTCTTGACGGCCCTTTTGTTTCTTCATCTCAGCAATAGCATCTTTCAATATTGTTTGATTAATGGCTGCAAACTTCTTAACATCAACAGTTTTTTTGGTGTTGATAGCGGTGTTGATAGCATCTTCTAATTCCGTAATGCCGCTACCAGTATTAATGTTGTAGCTAAGGATAATTTGCTTATCTTCCGGACGATTAGACAAGCGAAAAAGAACAGCAAATTCTTCTGGTTTGTTGACATCTAAATATTTGTCTTTGGCAAGTTGTTTCCAGTAAGGATCCCCCTGGCGAGCTTTGGTCCATTGATTAGAAACTTCTGGAACATTTAACAAACGTTGTGTGATGGTGTCTGTGTCAACACCCAGTTGTAAATCACGAATTGTTTGGATTTCCTGGTCAGTAGGAGTTTTTTCTTGATAACGTTTAGCCGCAACTAACTCTTGTCCTTCATTGCCTCGCAGACCCTGTGCTTTGCCTGTAGTTGTGTAATGTTGCCAGTAATAGTTATTTTCCCCATATCGTTCAGTAATATCAATGTCATCAATAGCAACAGCTTTATTCCAAGCTGCGTTAACAACTGGATTTGCCTTCTTGTAATACGCTGGATCAAACGTACCGTAAGGAGGTTGCACCCCAAGGGAAGAATCCCAAGGGATTAGTTTTTCTGTTTGATAAAATAGCTTGTATTGTGTTTTAAGATTGTCAACAACTTCTTGAGCTTCACTTACAGAAAATCCAGCATTAATAAGATCTTTAGGAGAAATTTGATCACGCTGAGAAACGTAATCTCCACCTTGAGTTGTGGATGCAAGAGCTACGGTTTTATCATAAAGCTTGTTGGAGGCAGTATTTTTATTATTAAGAAGAGTATTTTCTTCATTTAACTCTTGATTTTTTTTATTGACTTGTTGGGCAAAAGTATTGAACTGTTGATTTTTAGTATTAGTAGTTAAAAACTCAACGTTAGTATTTGCATTATCGCGATTAAGAATTGTATATTTTTCTCTGATTATTTGAATTTTATTATTAATTCCGTCGTTAGTTAAATTTTGATTGTTATTAGCTAGATTTTTAGCTGCGTTATCAGCATTAGTCTGAGTATTTTCTTTATTTAGGGCGTCATTACTTTCGTTAAGCGCTCTGTTTTGGTTATTTATTCCTGTCTTGGGAACTTGACGAATGCGCGCTTCATAACCAAAAGACACGCGTCCATTCTTATACTGTGGAACCAATTCCCAATAAGCTTCTGGTTCCGTTAAATTTGTGGGGTAATCAGTTTTGTAATCTGTTTTTAATGTTGTTGGAAGGTTAGCTGATAAGTTGGTTGGCAAAAAACCAGGGATTGCATAGTTAGCTTTTGCATCCGTAGGGTAATCAATTTTTCGGTTGAAAATATAGTTTGTTTTGTAATCGGTTTTATAATCTGTTGCTTCTTTAGTTAAAGACCAACTTTTATTATTTCTGTCATAAGAAACACCACCGGTAGGACGTGTTTTGAAATCATATTGATCTGTAATCTCAAGTGGAATAATTTGCGCGTTAATTCCTGCTTGTTGATAAAGCGTAGAAGCCGATGGAGTGTTGTTTGCTTCGTTAAATACTGAGTTTAAAACGTTATCGTAAAGACCACCGCTACCGGGGGCATTTTCCTTTTGAAGTTTATCTATGTTGCTGTTCATCCATTGAAGGATTTCAGCAAGAGTGTACCCTTGCCGGATGGCTTCGTCATAATCAGCCTGACCAAAAAAATCTGGACTGGCGCCGTATTGCGTTGAGATTGTCATCAATTAAACCAAGGTATTAAGCAACAATAAAATCTTTGAATAAATCAAAGATGTCTTGAGACATCCAAAACTTAATTTTTTCCATCCTAGCCTGAGTAAAAAATTCTTGCTGTGCATACCAAGTTTCAACTTCACTGGTGGCCTTGTTGCTATTGCACCTTCTGCATGAAGGTACCAAGTTGTTTCTGTTACTGGAGCCCGATTTAAAGCGTGGGATAATATGATCCAAACTTGTAGCAATATCTTCGCAATAAGCGCATTTGTAATCCCAGGTTTTGTAAATGTCTTCTCTGAAACGTTTTTTTGCTAACTTTGGAGTGATTTCGACTAGCAGGGCGAGGGGCGCGTGCTCGTCTGCAAACATACTCTTTAGTTGCTGTTACCTTATTTTAATTTCGCCTTATTTGTATAGAACCACAACAGAAATGCAAAATCTCTCTTAAGGAGCTTGACAGCACTGTTTGGCTCGATACCGTATTGAAGTACGCGTTTTTTCTACGCCATGGCCAAAACCAACGGATGGGTCTCCGTCAAACAAGCGGAAGAACTCCTGAGCATTGATCGCGTTACCCTCTTCAAGTATCGCGATAACGGCACCTTAAAACTAGGACCGCACTTCGCCGCTTTTCCTGAGACCCGTTCTCGTGATGGCTATCGGTGGAATGTACCCGCAGTTAGAAAGTTGTTGCAAAAGCAGCAACTGATGTCTGTTGCTTCTTGAAAGAACGAAAGTAATTTCTTCTGATGCGGTAAGCCAAGAGCAAATCAGTGACATTCAACTGAACATCCTGATGAGCAATGGACCGATATAAAGAAAAAGAAAGTGATTCCCAGCAGCTCTGTAATTTACAGGGCTGTTTTTCTTTAAGACCAAAAAGTAAAACCCACTGTGGGTGCAGCGGGCAAATGTTGCGTTTTTTAGAGCGGACGTGAATGGTGTTGTCAGGTCCCCATTCAAAACCTGATAACTCATCTGGCTTTAAGCCATAGGTAGCGACCATGCCGTAAAGCCACGCTACATCTTTGGTTTTGCGATGGGAGGCCAGCTGGAAATACTCATCCACAATCCGCTGGTCAACAGGCGGTGATTGAGACATGATTAAGATAAACCGGATAACCCGACCCTAATCAGGAGGATATCCAGGCTGCAAGGGGTAAAGGTTTTTTTAATCTGCTAAGGCAGATTATCATAAGTTTACTTTATGTTATTCTGGTCCAACGCCGCTAGAAAAGGCAGCCCATGCCAGGCCAATGGCTTCTATCGTAGAAGTTTCACCTGATTCATAAGGCAAATGTACTACATCCCCGGCGTGATAAACCGTTGGCACTCCACTGTATTGAATCTCGCTATCTCCATACAATCGTCCATCTAACTGTTCTTTAGAATAGATAACGTTAGTTGCAACAACATCACCGAAGTTCACCATAGTCATACAGTCGGTCGTTGACCAGATGCAGGAATATATTTTCCTCCATTCTTATCAATCATTGTAAAACCAGCCATTTTTACAAAGGTAGAGGGAATATTAAATAATTTTTGCATCATTGGCATCATCATAGGAGCCTGGCAGTTGTATGGGGGCACATCCATGGTGGAAAGCGAGCGCCGTTGTAAATTCGCAGCCCTTGCTTCAATTTGATCACTTTCAATTTCTGCAACTAACTTTTGCTCCCAGGCGGCCATGCTTTCAATACCAACTGGAAAATCAGAAGGTTCAGGTGGAAACACACCTTCTTCATACTTCATGGAATAAATGTGTTTGCAATAACGCATCTCATCAAGCAATGGCGTCCATATATCTGTTAAAGATGTAATAACGTTTCCCACTGCTGCATAATCCGCATAATTGGGCATACCCTCAGCTCTGGATCCTGGAATGGAGGGATTTGAAGTGCTTCTGATATACATCTTACCAAAATCTCTGAAGACACCTGGATTATCTCGTGCGGCACCAGGATCCGTTGAGGCCGTTGGAGTAACAGTTGGGGGAATGTTGTATTGAGGAGCCGGAGATATGATTTTCATGTCGCGATTGACAGTCGCACTCGTCATAGCACTGTTATCAACAACACCTCTTAGGGTTAATATTTCATGTCTACCTGGCTTTAAAGAAGCAATATTAGTACGTGGAAATTTAGTTTGCAAAGAGTCAGAAACCTTGTTTAACGAACTCATAAAACCATAATCACGTCGGCTGAAATCTTGACAAGAACAACAATACCGCGTGCCGGTCATAAAAAACCGTGCGACATTTGGCGGTCTGCTTGCAGGCGTAATTAACTCGCGATCCGGTGTTGCTTCAACTGAACCTGCCTTACGTATTTTTAAAATACCGTTGAAAGGATTGGTATCTGCTAAAACCGCAGAAACGTAACCATACCGTTTTTGAGTTGTGGGATCAATTGTATCTCTATCGATTGGTACACTACCAGGTGTAATAATTCGATCTTCCAGGATTTCCCCGTTAATTGCCTTTAGACCGCTGGGCACACCTGGAATCGCCACATAAAGCGGAGGTGGAAGCGGGTTGGATGTACTCCAGGTACCTGTTAGTGTTACATACCAAAAATTAGTATCTTCAGTGACAGAAGCAATAGAAGCACGCACACTAGTACTATCGCGAACATTATCAAACCGTAGGCTGCCAGCCACGCGAACGCCAGCCCAGTGCATGCCAAATTCTTTATTTTTAGTTGGAAATCCTTTAAAAACACCTGGAATTATGGGGACGTTGCCGGTCGTAGTGGGCGTACCAGTAGGAATTGGGACTTTGTAAGTAAAAGGATAATCGTATGAATTGTCGTAAAAACAAGCTGTTGCAATCTCATAACCACGACGCCAGCGGGACCAGGCAGACTCACGGTTAACAGTATAAAGAGAATCAGGAACCGAACCTTTTGAAAACTCAGTTGTAATTGGTTTTACGGGTCTAGGATCAAAGACTTCAGTCCGATTGAAGTTCCCAAAAGAGCTTCCACTCTTTTTGGCCATGATTTAGAAAAAACCGCCCTGTGCGTAAATGTGAGCGCCAGCGGTATAGCCAGAAACGTTAGGACCGTCTGCAAACACGCCAACGTAAATGCGGTCGCCGCGCTCTAAATAAATACCACGGTTGCGAAGCGGAGCACCACCACTCAAGCCAGTGGTATCACCAGCGGATACGATAGGAACGGCCAGCTGAGGCATTACATCAGAGCAGTCAACCCGTTGGGTATTAGCCGGAACTTGCTTGGCAAACAGAACCTTATAGTCACCAGATGCGGGAATTGGGGTCGTGGTTCCACGGGTGTGGTAAAACACAAAAGTGACCTCTGGCTGGTAGCCATAGCTAACACCGTTATAGGTAAAGCCGCTAGCAGTGCCGCCCGAATACACAAGGCTAGTGTTAATACCAGTTAAAGTGTTGGCACCGGTATAGGTATAATAGCCAAAACCATTAGAAGAAGCATTAGCAAGAACACCGGTTTGAAACACCAATACCACCTGGCCGCTGGTGAAGGAGATCACCGTGCCAGAAGTACCACTGGAAACGACGTAATCAGCATCACGATAGTAATCGTTGCGAACAATACTGATTGAATCAATTACACCACCGTTATTGTTGTCTTCTTCTAAGGCGGCATCCATGTCCACAAGAATAGATGGAGCTTGACCGCCCTGAACAAAGATCGTATTACCTGCTTGACTGCCCACAGTTTGACTTGTAACACGCACAGAATCAAACAATGGACGGTCAGCCAAAAGCGGCTGTTTGTTTGTAGAAGTACTGGCCACGTCTTTAATTTACCTTTTTTCTAATTATAGAGGACTGTTATGCCCTTGGAGTTAAACCAAACTCGGTCATAAACGACATATAATCAGTAAACCCTTTTGGATATTTAACAGTTTGCGTAAACAAACTTTCTGGATTTCTCTGAAGATTTAAAAACCTTTGAAAAGCTTCACTGTCCATAGTCGTTTCTGTATTTGGCATAAAAAGAAAACGATTCTTTCCATATATTGAACGATAATATTCGCCAGGGCTATACTTATCGGAATAATCAGAGTATGCCATTAGTAAAAACCTCTGAATGGGCTAACGCCTATACCACTAAACACACCGGGAACAGTTGGAAAAGTCTTTTCAATTAGGCTATTTATCAGTCCAGATTTAAACGTATCCAACAAAGAAGTTGCCTTGTATTTGCGTAGAGCGTTTGTTAGGGCGTCAGTAGAAATCAGAGGTGTGTCAGTAGAAATCAGAGGTGTGTCAGATGCAAAAGCAGAAACACCATCGGTTGCAGGAACAGAACCGTAGTATTTTTGCAAAGCAGTCAGGGATTTAACTGGTTGTCTGTAATAACTAGCTCCAGATTTTGTTGGGAAAGAAGCCCATTCTGGAGCCAAAGCATGAGAAACACGTGGGCTAATTCCTTCGTTTTGGACAGTTGTAAGTCCGCCGATATCCATTAAACGGTTACGCGCCAAGGCTAAGGCAGCAATATCTTGCTCAGCAGGTCCGAACGTTTTTAGGCCTAGACGAGATGCTGTGCGTTGCCAGGTATCAGGCATAAATTGATAAGCACCTGCGGCTGCACTAGAGTAACCATTACTGTGAATCACACGATCCGGATGACGGCTCAAGTCCTGAAAAATGCCGCCACCAAACATGGTTTGATAACCCTTTGGGCCAGATGTGCCTTCTGCAAACCGAATAGTTCTCAGAAGGCGTTGACCTGCAGGAGTTCGACTAAAATTTTCTAAGAACTGACGCTCATTCATTAGGTGTTTCTCCCTTGTAGGCGCTGTAATTCGCGGTACGCAAGACCCGGATTCGCTTGAGCCCATTGCATCAGGGCTTCTGGCGTCATCCCCATAGCGCCACCAAGATCTTTCAGCTGACGCTGTAGTTCTCCAGTCTGTTCCATACTCCTACCCAGTTGCTGCTGACCCGCATAAAAGGAAGAAGGGGAAATATCTGGAGAAACATAATACTGCTGAGCAGCATTAAGTACTTCTTGAGTGAGTGCGCGGTCTTGAACATTTTGTCGTAAAGCGGAAACACCAGCCCCGTTCGATACACCAACCCCACGATAACTAGGGTTACCCACAAAAGAACCATTAACGGGAACACCAGTGCTACCCGTAGTTGAGGGTGGGGGCAAAGTAGTAGGAGGAGGCGGCAAGGTAGGAGGAGGAGGCGGCAAGGTAGGAGAAGGCGGCAAGGTAGGAGGAGAACCCCCACCAGGCTTTTGAGCAAGAAATGCACCATACTGCCGCATTAACTTAGACTCGTCCCGAGGGCCTGCTGGAGTAGTACCAAAAAGTCCTAAAGCTGCAATCTTTGGAATCAGACCACCTGGAGTATATAAAAGAAGTTCTGCATTACCTTTATTAGGATCATTTTCTGGTAACATAGCAGAAATAGCAGCACCCCCAAGGGTACCACTGACATTATTAGGATTTAAAGGATTAAAAAATTTACCAACCCTTCCTAATGTAGTAGTTGGATTTTGAGTTGCAAGTGGATTTAAAGCAGTTGGACCAATAGCTTGAAGATTTTTATAAGCCCCTTGTATTTTTTGAAAAAGAGGATTAGTTGTTTTATTTAAATTTTGAATTAAACCACCTACGTTACCAATAGGATTAAACCCTTGTTTTGGAAGAAGTGATGCAGCAACATCTGACA